CCAGCGTAGACACAACCTTCGGGGCAGGTATCTCCATCGGGCAGCTTGCGATCAACCCCAGTCACCGACCAAAAAACACCAGAAACAGCCATGACAAACACTTGTTCTACTTTATTATAAATGCAACTTTTTTTGTATACATGAACTCCATCAAGTTGCCCGCCTTAATTTAGTTACAAGCCAGCCGCATTAAGGCGAGCCTCCAATGCCTCGATTTGCGTTTTCTGCCGCTTGATCAGATTGAGAAGCAAAGGCGTGAGCGCGGCGTAGTCAACACCGTCAACCACTGGTGTGTCCAGAGGGGTGACGACGTTATTGCCCGCTTCGTCTTGAGTGACTTCAACGTCTTTGAAGCTGCAAAGACGCGGGTCAACCTGCTCAACTTCTTCTGCAATGAAGCCCCAGTGGCTGTGGTCGGGATTGTCGCCTTCGCAAGTGGAGCGATACCAGACAGGGCGAAGATTTAGAATGGCGTCTGCATAAGCATCGTCCATGTCCTCCACATCTGTTTTGTATGCAATAGATGAAGTGGAGCGATAAATGAGACCACTGGAGGCAATTCTTAGATAGTTTGTAGTTGCTGTTGATGTGTTGCTATAGGTTGGGGTCGAAAACATTCGACCCAAATCGTTAAGAACTATTGCGCTAGTAACTGAGTCACAATCAATCCGAACCCCTGCTGCGTTGGCAAAGAAATCGGCATGACCCTCAGCGTTCTGAACACGTAAGCCGATAGCAGCTGATTTAGAAGTGTCAGAAACATGCAGAAGTTGCGCGGGCGAACCAGTGCCAATACCGACGTTGCCGACGTTGTCAATACGCATCTGCTCCACCGGAGTATCGCTGCCAGCTGGAGTAGTAAGAAAAAGCAGCCTTCCGGGTTTATCGCCAGTGGCGTGGGTGCCATCGGCTTCACCTTCTATTCGAGCAGCTTCTCCACTATCTCCGGTATTACCCCAGAAGCGAACAGCCCCTAGCGAATTTCCGGCAACGACAGAAGCATCATCACGCCGTAGATCAACATTACCGCCAAACACGCTTTGAATCCCCAGCAGATCGGCATTTCCAACTGCCCAGGCACTTGTTGTTCCGAGCAGCAACCTGCCATCGCTGTCAAGGCGGCCCTTCTCGGAGCCATCAATTTCAAACCCAATGCGCGTCGAGCCGCTTACATTTTGGGGATCAGCTTGAATAACAAAGTTGCCGTTACTAGCAGATACGTTTGAGTAAGCGTTTGCAGTATCTAAGTCTTCCAATCGGAACTGAGCCGTTCCACTTTTGGCTATATGCAAAGCAACAGAAGGACTCGTGGTGCCAATCCCGACGTTGCCCGAGCTGTCGATGCGAGCGCGTTCTGTGCCGTCAATATCAACACTAAATCGAGATGACGAATAAAGGCCTGTTGGATCAATGTCGATGCGGCAATCGCCCGCACTACCACTAATATCTAATAATGCGTTGCTATTATTAGTATCTTCAAATCTAATTACGGGGACAACATTAGCAATGTGCAGAGGTTCAGCAGGACTCGTGGTGCCAATCCCTACGTTGCCGGAGCTGTCGATGCGCATCCGCTCCGTCGGGGTGCTCGATCCGTCGGCGGTGCTAGAAAACACTAGGCGACTTGGTTTGTCGCCTGTTGCATGAGTGCCATCTGCTTCAGCTTTTATACTTGCACACTCTTCCCAAGTAGAACCATCGCCACCTGTACCGTAAAATTTAATGTCTGCGATAACAACATCTGCTGCAACTGTTGAATCGTTCCTTCCTAGAGAAAAAATTGGGCGACCTGTATCAACCAAAGAAATCGAATTATTTGATGACCCTGTGATGTCACTAGACGTGCCAACTAACAGCCTGCCGGAGCTGTCGATGCGCATACTTTCATTGCTGCCATTCCTGTAGAAGATAGTATTATTTGCGCCATTTGCGTCTGCTCCTTGATTAGTAAATAATGACAGGTTGCCATTGTTTGCACGTATTTCGCTCATCCCGTCACTGCCCTCGATGAAGAAACGGGTAGTACCTGTAGTACTTAAGTGCAGGATTCCACTAGGACTTGTGGTGCCAATTCCGACGTTGCCGGAGCTGTCGATGCGGGCACTTTCGGAAGAACCACGCTTAAAGACAATATCCTCAGTACTTCTTGGCTGAATTACTACAGGTAATCCAGACTCGGATGTAATTAAGTTTTCAGTTGTACTCTGTGTAAATAAGAAAGGATTGCCAGTTCCTGTTTCGTTGACTGCAATAACTGCAGAATTGTCCCCAGTTCCTTCGACTTCTAGTAAGTATGCAGGACTCGCCGTGCCCACACCCACGCGATCATTACTTGCATCAACGTGTAGCACGTTGGTGTCAACAGTTAGATTTTGAGCGCCAAAATCTGCACTGATCTTCGTACCAGCAATCGCAGCACTGGCATTCACGTCGTTGTTGACGATCACACCTGCAGCGATCGAGGTGGCATTACCGACTGAGGTCACATCGCCTGTCAAGTTGGCGTTGGTCGTGACCGTGCTGGCATTACCGCTCAGGCTTGCTGTAATCGTCCCAGCACTGAAGTTTCCGCTTGCATCACGGGCGACAATCGCGTTTGCAGTGTTGGCGTCAGTTGCAGTTGTCGCGCTGTTGCTGACTTTGCCTGCAGTGCTAATCGTGCTGAGCTTGGTGTCTGCAATGCTTCCGGCTAAGTCGGCATTTGTGACCGTCCCATCTGGAATGTTGTCGCTGCTGATCTGGACAGCAGAACCAAGCGCAGTTGCGCTCAGGACATTGGTGCCAGCAATCTTGTAGGTTTTGCCGCTAGCAAGATTGACGTTCTCGCTGCTGGTCCAGCTATCGGTGCTGTTGACCCAGTTCAGGGTTTTGTCGGTAGCGCCCTTCAGCGTGATGCCGCCGCCGTCTGCGGTGGTGTCGGTCGGGGTGTCAACGACACCCATTTCGATGTTTTTGTCCTCGACCTCTAGGGTCTCGGTGTCGATCGTGGTGGTCGTGCCATTGACCGTCAGATTACCGCTGACAATCAAGTTGCCGCTGATCGTTCCACCAGCAGCAGGCAAGGCAGCATCAGCAACATCCTTGGCTGACTTGACTGCAGTGCTGCTAGCAATCGTGGTTGAGCTGGTTGTGCTCGTTGAATCCGAAACCTTTGACTGGAGCGATGCCGGGGTTACGGCGCGGTTCGCCAAGCTTCCGGCTTGAGTTTCTGCGTTGGTTGCAAGCTCAACAACACCAGCTGCCGTGGTAGATGCAGCAACGACAGTGATCGTCTCGATCCAAGTGTCGGTGCCGTCCTTGTAAACCTTGAGCTTGGCCGGGTCAGTGTTGGTGTCGAGCCAGAACTCACCAGGCTGCGGGCTAGATGGCGCAGTCGTGCTGATCCAGACGCCTGCAATGCGACGTACAACACCAGCCGTGTCCTTGCAGCTGATGAACGGACCATCGGCGTGGTAGTTCAGCGCCAGTTCGCCACTGGCCAGCTGGCTCGCTGTGGGCTCTTTGCCCGACACAGACGAGTTCTTCAGGATGATCTGCAAAGACATGGCTATACAGCCGAAGGACACCCCTATACAGAGGTGCCCTCAGTCTAAAAGCAGAATCAAGTCTGGTTCTTGCCTGCCGTGTTATCCCTGTGAATAAACGCTCTGGCTGTCGTGTCTGCCGTCAGCAGCAAATTAGGGTCGGCAAGGGTTAATGCGTTTTCAACTCGTTTGTAGAGCGAGAATGGACCACCCTTGAGGCCATTGGATTCTGGATCAATAGTGCAGCCATTGCTCAGCTGAATGGGGTTGTCTACAAGGCTGTTGTAGGTGTCAACGCTCATGTTGTATTGGGCTTGGACGCCAGCTGCAGATGCAGTTGCAACTTCTCGAATCTGGAAACTACGCCCGTAAAAATTTTGACTTGACGTGAAATTAGAATGGCACCAGCCTGACAAATCCCAAGCGTCGGCATTGAAATCAAGGTCGATGACTGGAGCTACCCGTCCGCCAGCGCGGCAACCACCTCGACCGCCACATGCCAGCCAGTTCAATTTGATTGTGTAGGCGCTGTTGTTTTCAAATGCAAGAGTCAGCTGCTCTTGTCCTGACTCTCCAGTATCTGCTTGCCGAACATCAAAAACAATCTCCGCGCCATGTCCCAATAGACCGCCTACCTGACCGTAATAACTGATTATTGAGTTGGCATCTTGCGCAGATTGAACAATGATGCGGAACTCTAAATCTGCATTGTTTTGGTTGTATGAACGGAAGATCTGCTTTTCTCCGTAGCTATTGGTGCAGGCTGCTGCAACATTGTTGATTCTGCTCCACTCCAGCGTTGTGTTTTTACCGCCGACAGCAAAACCGCCGTTCAATGTGGCATAGACGCTATTTACGTTGTTTGCGTCAATTTTTAAGTGAACGTCTGCAAAAACAACACCTGCTGAGTAGACATTCCCTGAATACTCAGGCATTCGATCTGTGGCAAGAGCAGTTGTACCATCTTCAATCTCAATGATTGGGGCGGTTGTTGCGCCTCTTGCACCTGCCACAATCACAGACGCATAGCTATTCGCCAGTTGCAACGGACCTTCTTCCACAGATCCGATGTCACCGTGAACGCTGATCAAAATTGACGATCCAGTCGGCACAAACAGACGCGAAGCCAGAACCATTGCTTCGGTAATTGTCTCTGGTGCGCCATTTGGATAATCGCTTGCGCTGTAGCGTGTCCCGTCGTTTGCACCGCTGGGATAGCCGTAAGGAACAGAATCCGCTCCAGTCAATGCCGTGACGCCGCTTGGCACCACATGAACGATCGTGATTTCAGCGTCAACAGCTGGAACGGTCACCACATTGGTGGAGTCGGCCCAATACTTCAGGCCGCCAGGGGTGACAAACGCCGGCCCAGCACTATTCAGCTGACTGTCTGTAGTAGCCGTGCTGGAATTGTCAATGTCGTCGATGCTGGCAATCGTACCGACGCCAGAGTTTGTTGTCGTGGCGTCAAACGCGCTGGACAGCGTGACGTTGGTGGCATTGACGGTCAACGAGTCATTGATTGTCGTTGTGCCATTTAGGGTCAGATTGGTGAACTCGGTTGGCGTGTCGAGCGTGATGTCGTTGGCACCGAGGTTCTCAACGCTGAGGGTTTCGCCAGTTGAAATATCCTCTAAGCCGCGTGGCGTAACTTGATAGCCCTCTTCGTTGAAGCCGGTTGCATAAACGCGACCGCCGTCAACGTTGGTGAAGTAATAGGTGAACTTGTTTTGGTCGGACAGCTGCCCTTGGTACTTGGGGATTGCCTTGGTGTAGTTGAGGTAGCCAGCCCACTCCCAAGCATGACCAAACAAGCGGATGACACTAGGACGACGGAATTGAACGGCCCAGTTATCCAGTGCGTTGGCCGCTCCACTTGGGACAAAGCTGTCCATGTCCCCGCTGTCTGACGGGTCCAATTCACGGGATGCGCTTGCTTGCGGGGTCAGCAACGTGTGAGCTTGTGCGCTGGTGAAACCAATCGCAGTCAAAAACAGATGCAGCGCCCGATAGTCAGTTGCCGCCCTGTACTGATCTCGGATCAGTGTGTTACTTCCCCACAGCGTCGAGAAGTTGTAACCAAGGGTGGTTGACGATTCGGTGCCTGCGGTGTCATCGTCAAAAATTAGGATTGGCGACTCGTTTTTGTAATAGTCCTCGGGGTTGAAGGTGGAAGCCATGTGGACATAGCTTTCGCTCCACTTGGTTGCGGTAAAGGTTGCGTCCTCGTTCTCTTCGATGCAAGTGAAATGCTTATTGCTGCGAGTGACTGTTTCACCCTTCTTGTAATGCGTGTTAGCCGCCCATGCTTGTGAGGTGTTTCCGCGACGCAGAATAATTTCAGAACCTAAAGATGCTCCTGAGATAGAAGTCTTGGCGACCCCTTGTACCAGCAACACCTCGGTTGCACCAAACTCGGCGTCGATAACAGAATCAGAAGTGTCGGTCTGAATTACATAGTCACGAACCGGAAGGCGAGCAGCGGAACTGGTGTTCGCCAGCTTCAGGGTGTAACGACGCTGCTCTGGGGTACGAGTATCGACAAAGCGGCGGATGTAAACGCGCTTGCCGATTGCGTTACTGTTGCCAGCGGCAGTCGTGCCAGGGGTTTCGCCATCTTCGTCCTCAATAGCGGCACTGATATTGAGCCGATCAGTGTCGGAAGTGCTCCAGGCAGAAGCCGTGAAGGTAGTGCGCCAGTCTTTACCAAGCGGGTTTTCAACCCAGAGGTAGCTGTCCTCGCGCAAGGTGTACCCATCCTTGGCAACAATGTCGGGCACGCCGGAAACAGTTGCACTTTCGCCAAGTGCCGTGGTCAAATCAATCCTGCTGGACGTGATCGCAGAAACAGTACCCAGGTAGATTCGGCGAACGTTGTTGCTGAGCCCGGAAAGATTGTCCGCAACCTTGATGGTGCTGACGTTCCAATCGCTGTCGGCCGCAAAGCTGCTGGTGCGGTAGCCGTCGGAAATTGCAGCACACCCGCCAAAGTTCGAGTTGCTGTTGGTAATAGTGATCTCGCCGCCGCTTTCGGTCCAGTGGTGAACGCCTTGCCCGATGGCAAAGACCGACACTTCTTGGATGACTGCTTCGTTTACCGCACGAATGTGGAACGAACGACGGTTGGGGTCCATCCGAGTATCGTTTGGACTTGTTGCGATGTAGTCGTCGTAATCGGCAAAGGCGCCCCAGCTGCCAGCGGAATATTTTTCCCAGCAGCTAGTGTCTCGCTGCAGACTCACCCCGGTGAACTGGGCGACAACAATCGAGCGGAAACCCTCGGGAACAGATCCATCAGCAAAGATTCCGCACAGGCCGTAGTTACTGCGAATTGAGGTATTAAAGATGTAAGGGCTAGCGGAATTGGTCGTGTCCGTAGCAACCGTTTGACTGCCAGCCGCAGGTTGCGGACCAGTGATCTGGTACTCGGATGCGTTCGTTACGGCTAAATCGTTATCAAGGTTGCCAGTGTTGTTTGTTCCGCCAAAAGCCTGGCGAATCTTGCCGTAAAACTCGTCAAGCTCGGTTTCGCTCGCAAACTGGAAGCAGTCGAGCAAATGATGGCTAGCGGTGCTGCCAGCCTTATCCATAAAGGTGAAGCCGAAGTAGTACCCCGTACCCGTCACCTTGAAGATGGCTCGGCGGTTGCTGTAATCCGACGCTTCGTCGGCTACACCAGGGACAACAGCAGGCTTAAAGATTGTTTTGCGGAGGTCAATGCCGCACAAGGACACACCTCTGGGCAGGATCAAACCACCTGTGGAATTCGGGTTGAATTCGGTCAGTTCTGCGTTGGTTGGATCCTTGTCGTCGGACCATTCGGAAACAGACGTTGCACCAGTGCCATTAAGTACGGTGCTGACGCCAGGCATCAGGATGATGCTGACCAGATCGTTGTTGGTCAGCGGGCTGGTGTAATAAGACTTAGCCGTGATGATCCCGGCTTCAATGACTGCGCGGTTTACCGTTTTAAACGGGCGAGCTTCGGTGTAGCCGCATTCCAGACGCTGCAGTTCAATGCGTTCGGTCGCGGTGCCGCTGGTGCTGTAGCTGCCCGAAACAAACGTGTCCTTGCCGGTAAACGGGTTGACGTAAAGGACGTAAGGGGCACTAAGCGGATCATTGACAGTCGCGCCAGCGGCAATCTCAGCTGCACCACTGAGCTGCCGAACCGCGTCGGTCAGTGCCGCAATCTGGGTGCGGAAGGTGTTCTGCGAGCTGTCGATGTGATCGAGTGAGCCCGTCTGACCACCGCGAACGATCTCTGCCACTGCCTACGTGCGCACCGATGGCCTCAGTATAGAGGTCTCGTTAGACGCTTAATTAGTGCCCATCTTGAGCGCAATGTCGCCGACGGTCGCAAAATTCATTGACCCGGCAATAATTTCGCCAGCTCTGGTGTTGATCGCCACTGAGGTAATGAGAATCTCAGTTTCGTAATACAGGTCGCCGGGCAGCAGGTCACCGGTCGCGGTGCGGTCGTCAATCATCCAGAATTGCGCGTCCGTCCGACAGCCCTTTTCAGTCAGCATCAGCAACCGCATCAAAACAGTGGGATCTTCGTTTGCGGTGTAGCTCTTGCGTTCGACGGAGAAATCCATCGTGCCACCACCGCTGACAATGGCCTTGATCGCGTCCCCATATTTTTCGCCAATTGAAGTCGTATCGACCTCGGGCGAGCTTAGGTTCAAGGTCCAGCCGCTTAGCTCGCACTGCACCAGCCAGATTGACCCAGAACCTCCAGCGTTGATGTAGTAACGCGGAGTGAAGTTTGCGTTGTAATACTCGGCGGTATCGGCTGCAGGAGAGGTGTATTCCGGCGCAAAATCACAGATCGAGTCAAGAGTCACCTCGTCCTGACCATCTGAAAAGTAATACTCGCCTATATCGGTAGCGCAGTCGGCGATTGCGTTTTGGTAGGCCGTCGTGCCAGAGGCCGCAATGATTAGAGACCTGAAATCAACCCGCGACAGGGACACCCTGGTCCCTGTGTCGCCGTTCAGTGCAGCACTTCTCGTCGTATAAAAACTGACTCGATCAAGCTTGTCACGATAGATGTAGTAGGTGGCACTCGTTGTCAAACCACACTCGTCAGAACGCATGTAGAACTGGTCCGTGCCAGTAACCGAATAGAAGTCGTCGGTGTCTGCAGTGATGTGATCCCTGTTGGAGCCCAGTTCCCAATCCGACCCGTAGTAAACGGCGTAACCATCCGGGCAATCCGGGCCATCGCTGCCGCTATCAATCGGCAATCCGTTGACTGATGTGATGGTTACGTTGTCCCCGCTCCAAAAAGCAGGGTTACGGACCAATATTGAATTGGACCCTAGGTTGATATTTGCAGGACTTAATACCGTTGGCTCAGGAGCCTCACGGCGAAGCAAAATTTTGCCGCCAGTGCCAAGAACAGCCATTAGAAGGTGCCTTCAATGGTTCCAGTCACTTGAAAGTTCACGCTGCAGGCGGTTACTGCTCCGACCGACACGGGAGTCGAAACCTGCGTAATAAATGCTCTCACCTGCAAAGTAGTGCTGTCGGTCGTGTTTAGGTAAAAGTCGACGGAACCTGCTTCCACCGAATTGCTAAATATGCTGTTCAACAAATTGCGTGTGCCGCCGTCGTCTTTGTCGTAAATGACGGTGGCGCTACCAGTGGTGCCTCTTACACCTGGAACGTAAGTCCGGTCATACGACCCGAGCGTTGTCGTCTCTAAGGAGTCGCGCGAAATGTCAATGGAAAAGTCACGGCACTTGGCAACGCGAGCACCGTTGTAACGAAGTTCCCCGTTAGACCCGGTAATTGCCGCCATCAGCCGTCCCTCTGACCACTCAGCCTTACAGAGATACTACTCACACCTGGACGCACAGAACTAATCGTGGGTTGACCAACGAACCGCCAAAGAAAAGTTCCAGCGAGACGAGTTTTAAGTTCGAAAGTCATGCCCTGCCACACCTCATCGGGCAAATCAATGTCGTCTTTCTCGCCACGGGCGTCGTCGTACGCCTGTGCAATCAGCAGTGCATCTGAGTCAGAAAGATTATCAAACTCCAGATCCAGCTCTGCGTTGAACGGTTGACTGCCGTAAGCGCGGGTTGTGCCAGTGCCGGCAATCGACGTAAACCGTTTGGTGGCGTACTGCCCTTGGGTCACACGCCGGGATGTGGGCACTAAAGCGGGAAAGGCGGTGGTCATGACACGGTTACGGTGTGAGTGTCGGACTGTGGGCTGTCGCTTGCTGAAGGCGAGCTGACTGTGCAGGTGAGGACGTAAGTACCAGCTGTCTCAAATGTAATTGTGGCGCGGGGAGCGCTTGAATATTCAATCGAGGCATCTGCGTCAGTAGTACTGGAACTCCAGCTCCAGCTTGTAAATGCTGCCGACAGTGCGTCTGCCGTACCAGTGCCGCTGCCGGCTCCAGTTGCGACAAACACTTCACCAACTGTGTTGGCATCAGCGCCAATGGCCGTGAAGTCGGTCGTTCCAACGCTGACAATCTGGTAGCTTTCCCCAGCAACAAAATCCCCTGCATCTGTGGCGTCAGGCTTGCCGTCGTAATCCACGGTGTAGTTCTTGGTCTGACCAGCGGTCGCAGTTGTATCACCGGAAATCGTCACCGTGCCAATCGTGGTGACCGTCGGAGCAGTAACCGCAGTGATTGTCTTGTTGGCTGCGATCGAGGTAGAACCTCTGGTCACAGTGCAAGTAATTGTCTTGCTTCCGGCGCTAGTTGCTGTGACAGTTGTGGTCGCTGAAGTGCTGCTGCCAAACGTGACGCCAGAACCACTCCAGGCATAGGTGTAGGTTCCAGTGCCGCCGCTAATCAGTGCGCTATAGGTCGCTGCCGTGTCAACAGTGACGCTGCCCGGACCAGTGATCGAAACGCCCGTAAAGGAACTGGTGGTCGTGCCGCTGTCCTCGCTGGTGCCGATCCGACCTTGGATGTTCCAGTTGGAATCAACGTCCCAGCCATCAACAATGGCGCTATAGCCGTTGGCGTTAAGTGGGAAGTAAATCGCTTCAACTTGAATGTTGCCGTCTTCGTCCAAGCCCAGGCTTTGAACCTTGTAGGCGCGGGTTTCGACGCTGGCTTGCTTAAGGCAGAACGCTGCGTTTCTGTACTGACCAGTTGACTGGCCCGTTACTTCAAGATCAACTTCCCGCACGGTGGACTCGGTGCCAGTCCAAAGCAGCACCTCATAAGTACCGTCCTCAAGCGGAGTTGTCGTGGTGATTTTGCCCTCGGAGTCGATTGCGCCGTTATT